TATAGATAACCGTATAAGAGAAATCTTGTGGTTAGAAATTAGTAATTCTCGACATATTTCGAATGGTATTATCTATGTCTGGCCCAGTGGCCACCCTAGTGGTGGTGCGCTTACCACACTGATCAATTGTTTATACAACTTATGTCTTTTAAGATTTTGTTGGTTAGATCTGGTTAGTTGGAGTAGACAACACAATTTTGATGAATATGTCAGACCATTTGTGATGGGCGACGACAATGAAGGCACGGTACACACTAATTACCGTGACCTCTACAACATGACTACACTCCATGAAGCAATGAAGACTTATGGAATGGTATATACGGATGAACACAAACAAAAACCCGTTATACCCCTCAAGCCCTTAGTCGAATGTGAATTCATGAAACGAGGCTATAGATACGAACCTTACTTAGGACGTTTCTTAGGACCTCTAACCCTTAACACTGTTTTAGAAATGAGCAGTTGGACCAAGAAAGATAACCCCGATAATATAGCAGTAGACAATGCTGTCACCAGTCTCTATGAACTCTCCTTCCACGGAAAAGAAGTTTATGAACACTGGTCTCCACAGATTGTTAAAGCTGTGCGCCAATATTATCCCCATGTTAAAATTAACCCAGCTAGACCATTAGAAATGTCTTTCTACGAGCGCCTTAATGAAGCTTGTAATATAGATTCTTTCCTACACTAGAACTCTGTAGCCGCCGACCGACACGTCTGAAAACTGTCCTGACTATGTCAGTATAAAATAAAAACCCAAAAACAATATAAAACCCCAAAAACGAGTCTTGCCTCTTCCTCGAAAAGAAGAGGCACGGTGGCTAGCTACCCCACTTTAAACCTTTAGCCATCCGACCGGGAGATGAAATCTCGGCCCCAATGAATAAGTAAAAATGACAGAATCAAGTAATAATGCGAGCGGGACTGCAACAGGCTCCCAAGAACCAAATCAACCAACGAACAATGCCCCAGAAACCGTTATCTCTTCGGGCGGAAGAGAAACCCAGGCCACCACCGCTTTTACAGCGGACGCAGAAGTTAAAATCGCAACAGTTAATAACCCATCGTGGTTCAAGAAACTATTCTCCAAGAACAATGACACGTACACCCAAGATATTAAAAGTTTCTTGGCGAAACCAGTTCAGTTAAGTTCCGGTAGTTTAACCACCAGTGATGGAGTTTCCTCTTTTCCACAATTTGCTTTACCCAATCAAGCTATCCAAACATTCCCAATTTGGTCTCAGAAACTTAAAGGTTTCTTAGGCATGAGATG